TTAATAGTTTTATAAATTACATTTTTAGAAAAACCTTGCCAACCATCATTACCATCTAGTAAATGACCAAATGTTTTTTCAAACTCATTATATTTTTCTTCTGTTAAAGTATTAATTAAATCTGCTCTTGATGCAGACTTACCAGTTAATTCTTGCATTCCACCAAATCCTGTAGGATCAAAAAATTTATTTCCTTCAGTTAAATTAATTGTATAACCATTATGATTAATTTTTAAATGATAATTAGGTTTACCAAACTTATTCATTGTACCTGTAGGTTCAATCATAGTATTTTCAAAACCATTATCTATTTCTGTTTTAATAATATCACTAAGACTATTAGGAACACTTTTTCTATTAATAACCATATCTGTTAATGGTATTCCAAATCCTTCATCTTTAACTCCAAATCTTTCTCTTTTTTCTACTTCACTTAATGAACTTTCTAATTCATTACCAATAGCTATAATACTATTTTCAAATCCTTGTCCTAAAAATCCTATTTCTTTTTCATAAGGATGTTTAGATATTTGTATTTGATTATTACCTGTAAAATTAGTTGCACCATAACCTTCTTTATTCATTGCATCTAATGCAGACATTGCTGCATTTTTAAACATTACTTTTCCTTTATCAGAAGTAATATCAAATTCTTTACCACCATTCATGTGATTTAAATTAGTAATAGTATGTTGTAACCATTTAGCTTTAACTGGTTCTGTTAATAATGTACCAGCAAAAGAAAAACCAAAAGTAGTGGATGCTGCATTAAATATATCTGCATATTCATTTTTACCATTATTAAAAAATTTTTTAACCCAGTTTGTATCTGTATTAATATCAAGTTCACTTATTAAATCTTTATAAATATTTACTGTATCTTTTGCATTAATACCTAAATGTTCTTCAAGTTTAATTTTATTAGCTTTTGCATTTGGTATATCTGCACTAATACTATTTAATTTAGAAGCTAATGTAGCATCATCTTGCATAGATAAAGCTCCCATTAAATTACCTTCTTCATATATAAATTCATTATCAATAACTAATCCAGGATATTTTTGTTTAGTAAAATTATATAATGATAAATTATTTTTATATTCTTCGATCATACCTGTATTATTATAATCTACATTTATTTTAGTATTTAATTTTTTAATAACAGCAGTTGGAGTAATATTATATTTAGACAATACTTCCATAGCTACTGCTAAATTAGGATTTGATACATCAGTAATATTTTCGTTATTAATACCATATCTAGATAATAAAGCTGATGTAACTAATTCTTTTTGCGAATCATCTATAAAACCTTTTTGTGTTCCACCAATCATATCACTAGCTATTTTTTGAGCTTTAATATTATCTTGTGTAATTTTTACAACTTTATTAAATTGTGTTTTACTTACTCCATCTAATGTGTTTATTACATATTCAGTTGAATTTGAGTTTGCTCCATCTTGAAAATTACTAATGTGTAAAGGTTGTCCAGGTTCTTGTAATCCTTCTAAATCATATGTTTGTTTAGAAGCCATCATAGATTTAATTTTATCACCATTATAGTTTTCATATAAATCCATAGCACTCTTAACTATAGCTTTTCTATTAAACTCATTACCTATATAATTTTCATATTTTTTAAATATAGGATTTTGTGCATCTTGTATGTTTTCTAAATCATCTGTACTAAGTTTTAATTGATCATTACCTTGTGCATAACTAGCAATATATTTAATAGCACTAGCTTTATCTAGTTTTTTCATACTACTAACAATTCGTAATACTTCTGTATTTTTAAGATCATTTTCTAAATCTTTTTTTAAATTATTACCAGAGTATCTATTAGTATTTACTAATGATGTTTCTGCACTACCATATATTTCATTAAGATTTTTAAATGTAGTATTAGCAGTATAACTATTAATATTAGTTATTGGTGCATCTGTATCAACTATGTTTGATAATTGCATAGAAGTTATATCTTCATTATCAGTTCTGCTAGTTTGGAATCCTTCTAAAGCAAATGCATCATTTCTAGCTCTATAATTTTTACTTGCAAAACCTAAATTAGCTAAGTTCTTTTGTGCTAATATATTAGATACATAATTTTTATAAACAGTAGGTGTAGATTCTATTAAGTTTTTAGAATAACTATCTACTGCATTCTTCATTCCATCTGGATCAAACTTAAATTTATCTTGTAATTGTATATAATGATCTCTACTTTTATTATTAAAACTAACTTTAAAATCTGTTGCTGCATCTGCTTCTGCAACTTTTCTAAATGAGTCTATAGCTTCACTAATAGGTTTTGCTATTTGTGCTGCTATATTAGTATCTGGAAATTTTGGTATTCCCATATTATCAGCTACACTTGCTTTTAAATTAACTTGTTTTTTTGCTTGTTTTAATGCCATAATTACTCCGTTTGTCCTGGATCAAGAGGATCATAATAATTATCATATTGTCCTCTTGCTTTATATGATTTAGCATAAGCTGCTGTTTTAAATCCAGATGCTGCTATATTTGCATAAGCTCCAAACTCTTGAGCTTTACCCATAACTTTTGTTGTATAAATTGCTGTGTCTATTTTAGACTCACCTCTTAATGTATTAATTTTAATATTGCTTATATCTTTTTGAGCTATTCTATCTATCTCAGTTTGTGTAGATAAAAAATGTCTGCTTGTATCACTATACCCAGAACCTGCTACAATAGCTAAGTTTTGTTTTCTTTTTCTTCTAGCTTCTTCTAATACATCATTAGAATCTGATAATCCTTTTAAAGCATTGTATTTTTTTTCAGTTTCGTATGCTGTTATCTTTGCTTTGTTGGCAGCTTTTTGTGCTTGAATACCTTGATAAGTACCAACAGCTTGTACACCAAAACTAATTACAGCTAATGTTACTGGATCAGCACTCATGCAAAAACTACCTCCACACTCATTCCTAATATTTTAATTGGCAAAGGATCATCTTGCGATAATGTAACTGTTGGACTTTGACTATAACCTAAAAAGAAAAATTCTTTTTTTGCAGTTACAGGTGTTAGGTCAGAACCACCAGTGAAGTTAACTTGTTGGACTACTAAAGATTTAGAGGTTGTGTCTGCAGCTTTTACAGTCAAATCTAAAGCAGAATTAATATCAATGATGGCTCTTGAGATTCTTCTTGGAAGTCCTGTTAATGGACCTTCTGGTAATTCTTTATCTATCGGCATAGTTTCAATAATAGGTGTATAGTTAAATCCAATTTTTACTCCACTTGCTCTTGGCGAATTTAATGTAATAGTATCTGCAGCAGTAACAGTAAACGCACCTAATGAGCTATTACCTTCTACTGCATTAATAGATTCATTTGTATAGATACCATTTACAGAATGTAAAAGTCCTTTGACTATTGTAACAGCAGCATCATTTGCTGGAGTTGCTGCTAAGTTTTTATCTAAGTTAAGATCGTAAGATCCACCACTATTATTAGTAACAGCTTGAATAGTATATTCAGTAGCATTTCCTGCAATAGTAAATGTTTCATTAATTTTTGGATCTGATGTAAATCCATCTATTTTAACAACAGCTCCAGATTGACTACCACCTTGTACTAATGGTGTTCCTCTTTGACTAACTGTTGATGTTGTTTGCATATCTAATGTAATACTATCATCATCTCCAAATTTTTCTAGTGTATATACTGTAGATCCATTTAATTGTCTTTTAACACTACATACTAAAAATTCATTTAATGTAATTACTGATTGATACAAGTCATTTTCTTTAGTTGTCCATAGCCCCCATCCTGCTATTTTTTCATCTCTTACAGAATGAAACATAGCCATTGTTCCTGGTAGTGTAGTTCCATTATTTAAAAAAAACGCATATTGTTCTGGTCTAGTAAAGTTACCTTTTATAATAGCTACTTGTTTAGGGTTATCAATTAGATGTTGTGCAAGAATCGATACCGAAGTTGATTTATAACCATCTTCAATATCAGAATAAATAAACTCTCTAACAGCTTTACCATTTTTTTGTATAAATCCTGCTGCTTGATCAAACATAACAGGAGCTGTTCTACTAATACCATAAGGTGTTTGTCTTAATACTGACACATTACCAGGAGTAATAGTATTGTCATTAGCTCTTGGAATATAATATTCTCCACCATCTGTAAATACTTGTAAGTCTTTACCAGATAATAAATGTCTAACTTCATTAACTTCTGAACCTGCAATATCTAAATCTATAGCTTCATCAGCTTCACCAGATCCAGTACTAAAATTAAAGTACTCAGATATTCTAGATCCTAATATTCCAGCAGGTCTAGATTTTAAACCACCTAACCAAAGTCTATTACTATGAAAAGTAACAGCTTGTGGAAATCCTTGTTTAGTAGATATAGCTTGTTCTGCCCAATCATGATGAGGACCAGCACTACCCATATCTTCTATAATAGTTATAGTAACTACTGTAGCAGAAGTAAAACCAGTTATCTTACCTTGTTTTTTATTAATCTCTATATAGTCGCCAACTTGATTACTTGTAAATGAACTTGCACTAGCAGTTACTGTTCTACCAGTACCTGTAGCATGAGAAGATAAACTTACGCTAGTTGAACTAGGAGCATATTTAAAAAATGGTCTAGTTGTTTTATTAACACCACTTACAGTTACTGAATCATCATCATCAAATGCAAATGCTGTTACTGTAAATGTACTTGCAGAACTTCTAAATATTTTTCTTGTTTCATTATCTCTATGAGTAATAAAAACAGTATCACCAAATTGAGCAAAATTTAATTCAAACAATTGAGCTGTAGTCCAATTACAATTACTTGTAGTATTTGATACTATTGCTGTACCATTAATATCATAAACATCCATTCTTTGATTAGATAAAACTATAATAGCTATTTCATCATCAGAAAATACAAATGGAATTAATCTAGATTCAGCAGGTAATGTTGCTAGGTAAGTAGTACCTGGTCTTCTCATTAAACCACCTTCTGCTAATAATGCAAAGTTTCTACATTGCTTAGCACCATTAGTATAAGCAGGTGTATCTATTCTAGTAGCTAGTAATGGGTTAAGCTCTCCAGAAGAAAAATTGGTTAATACAGTTTTTAATGTTCTTGCCATTATACATCAGTTCTCGTAGAGTTTCTTAGATTGATAAATCTAGAAGTATCTAATTTTCTTGTAGTTACTTCTGCTGTATCTATATTTTTAGATATTAAAAATTGTCTATCAGACATTTGTTTAAATTGATTTATCATACCAGCATCTCTAGCAACTGAACCTGCAAATAAAGAAGCCAATTCATATTCCAAAGCTAATCTAAAATGAGCTGGAAAGTAATCTTCTTCTACTCTGTAAATATAATCTAATACTAAACTATGACCTGCACCATAAGTATTAACATAAATCATATTCTTATATCTTGTATAAGGAATAATATAATCGTTAACTGTTAATGTATTGATTTGTAAAACTCCAGGATCAGCAGGTAGCTGATAAGCATGTTCATATCTTCCTACTGGAGCTGTTGATAATAATGATAATTGTTTTTGATTGGTAGCAAACTTCCATCTATGTCTTGTTAAAGAAGCTTGTAAAATATCTTCATAAACATTTGAAGCAACTAAAGCTTCTGTAGATCCATCTGTAAAAGAAGATATAGGTTGAGCACCTATCATTACTAAAGCTCTTGCACATATATCTACTTTTGATGTCGCCATAATTTATTTAATTTTGTAATGAGGGCGAAATAAATCGCCCCCAAAATTTTAATGTATTATGCTAAGACAGCAGTTGTAATTGCTGCTGCACCAGTAGCTGATGTTATTACTAACATGTCTACTGCAATTGTTCCACCTAT